CAAATAGATTAAAAATTCCAAATTTTGATGGTAATGGTAAAATAATATCATACTCAATTGTAAAAAGAGAGGCAGTGGTTAATGGAGTTACAAGGATTTTTAGAAAAGTTATTACTGAAATTGACCAAAAACCATTTTTAAAACTTTTTTTACCTGAACAAAATGTTTTAGGTATTTCAGGTGTTATTCATAAAGACGGCACAAATTTTTTAAATAACCCAAGTGAATCTGAATTTTTAAGTGCAACAACAAATAAATGGTATGAAGTAAAATCTTTAATACAAGATAAAATATTTGTACCTGACCCAACCTCATCATCTGATAAGGATAATTTTAAAGCTGGAACATACATAGATGTTACTAATAAATTTGTAACTGAGTATACTCCTGAAAATTATTTCTCATTAACATTTGGTTCGGGTAATGTAAACCCATTGGATAACATAGATAACTACATAAATGGTAATATGAAAGTTAGTCTTGGTAGTTATTTAAATAATTTATCATTAGGAGGATTACCAAGCCCAAACACTACTTTATTCATAAAATATAGAGTTGGTGGTGGAAAAAATACTAATTTAGGTGTTGATGTTATTAGTAGTATTGATAATGTTGATTTTAGTGTTATCGGACCAAACTCATCGATAAATTCCCAAGTTATTCAATCATTACTTGTTACAAATGTAACACCAGCAGTTGGTGGTTCTGACCAACCCTCTATTGAAGAAATAAGAAATATGGTCGCATATAATTTTGCAGCTCAAAATAGAGCAGTTACATTAAACGATTATAAATCATTAATAGAAACAATGCCATCTACATTTGGAGCACCAGCTAAGGTTAATGTAATGGAAGAAGACAATAAGGTTAAAATAAAACTGTTATCATATGATGAAAATGGTAATTTAACGGATACTGTTTCAAATACATTAAAGAATAATATTTTAGATTATCTTTCTGAGTACAGAATGGTAAATGATTTTCTTGAAATTCAAAGTGGTGAGGTTATCGACATGGGATTAGAAATTGATTTGGTAATTGATAAAAATGGTAGCCAAACTGAAATTGTTAAAACTTCAGTTGAAGATATTATCAGTTATTTCTCAATTGAAAAAAGAAAAATGGGTGACCCATTACTTGTTGGTGATTTGTATAGAATTATTGGTACAGTTACAGGTGTTGTTAATGTTGTTGATATTAGAGTTTTTAACATAATTGGTGGTGATTATTCATCTGCTGAGGTTGCTCAACCATATGTGGATTCAGTAACTAAAGAGATACAACAGTATGATAGTACAATCTATATGAAATCAAATCAAATATTTCAAATTAGATTTCCTAGTATTGATGTAAAAATTAGGGTTAAAACTTTAGGAACGACTACATTCTAATTTATTTTTTCTTTATTTTATAGAAAACAGATAAATTTCTATTTATATAGAGACAAGGTAAAGAATGCAAAAACACAGAATTTCCACAGACATAGGTAATGACCAAAAAGTTGTTGTTGAAATAAAACAAGATTACGACCTTTTAGAAATCCTATCATTAAAATTTACACAAACCGACATATACTCATCTATGTGTTCGGATTATGGTGTTGTTTGCGGTAGAATCTCGGTAAATAATGGATTAGGTATACCTAATGCAAGAGTATCTATTTTTATTCCCGTTTCTGAAGAAGATTTAAACGACCCTGTCATATCCACATTATATCCTTTTTCTCAGGTTGGTGATAAAGATGATGCGGGGTATAGATATAATTTACTACCAAGTAGACAACAACACGGCGGACACACACCAACCGGAACATTCCCTGACCAATCTGATATTTTAACAAGGGAAGAAGTTCTTGAAGTCTACGAAAAATACCACAAATATACTGTAAAAACAAATGATGCGGGTGACTTCATGATTTGGGGTGTACCTGTTGGACAACAGACACTACACATTGATGTGGATTTATCCGATATCGGATGTTTCTCGTTAAGACCTGATGATTTCATCAGACAAGGTAAGGGTGTTGATAATTTTAAAAATTCATATACATATAAATCATCAAATGATATTGATACATTACCACAAATAATTTCATTCGATAAGAATATTGAGGTTTATCCGTTTTGGGGTAATGAAGATTTATGTGAGATTGGTATAACAAGAACAGATTTTGACCTTTCAAGTAAAGGTGTAAAAGTAGAACCTAAAGCATATTTCTTAGGTTCAATATATTCTGACCAAGGAAAGAATACAGTAAATAAAGAATGTAGACCTAAAGGTGATATGGGTCGAAAATGTGACCTTACAACATACCCTGCGGTTATTGAAATGATTAGGTTCACAACACGAAAAGATGAAAACAATAGACCTATATTAGAGAGTTTTGAAATTCAGGAAGATATTGACGATTCGGGTTCATTTGTGTTACCATTACCAATGAATATGGATTATGTGTTTACGAATGAATTTGGGGAGAATGAGATTACAAACGACCCAAACAAAGGTATACCAACATCATCTTGTTATAGATTTAGAATTTCAGGTAAAAATGAAACTTTAGGTAGGGTTAGAACGGTTGCTAGTTACTTAGTTCCAAACATTCGTGAATACACTAATGATGTTGATAAATCATATGCATTCTCAACAGATTGGACGGACTATCCATCAAGTGCAATAAGTACAACAGCAAGTCCCGTTATTTTTAATAATGTATTTGGTAGTTATTTTCCTGATGATTATTTCTTTAGATTTACATACAATAAAGTCTATGGTGTTTCATCATATATGGGTGGACAATATGGTGGTGGTTCATTTGTTGGTAGGGATAACTTTTTAGGAATAAAAGAAATTTCACCTAAAACAGATGAAGATTGTGAAAGTAGTGTTTTAACACCACCAACAAACTTTGCATTTAGAAAATTCTCATTTGCAATTTTATTAGCTATTATAATAAATGTATTTGAAAGAGTAATATATACCGCATATGTTGCTGCAATACAAATTCTTATCCTCCCTTTTCAATGGCTTTATGATAATTTATATTTTAGAATCAGAGCTTTTGGAAGAACAATATTTGAATTTGGTCGATTTCAATTTTTTGAAGATATTGTTGAAAGTTTACAAAGAGCAGGAACAGTTAGTTTAGGTGTTGTTACATATCCCGAATGTGAATCCTGTGATGAAGTTTTAAATTCCACACCCACTATTGAAAACTCCAGTAATATTGACCCGTCTTTAAAATACAATAAAGTTGGTGGAGGTATTGCCGTTAGAGACAAATTAACTTTATATTTAGAGTGCGAACAGTATCAATTTGTAAAACCAACAACATCAGGTTCAACTAAATTTGATTACTATGATTGTGACACAAACACCTTTTCAACGGTAACACTTACTAGTGGTAGTACCACAACAACAAGATGTGTTAGACAAGGTATGGGTGGAGTTGTGGTAACACAAATTTCAGGTGGAAATGGTGCAGCCAATTATGTTAGTATTTGTACTAGCTCAACTCCGGTTACTATTTATCCAAATACTTGTGATAATGACTCAAGTGAAAAAGAATTATATCTTAACGGAGGAGTTGCATCATATACCCCAAGTGGTGTTTTTGCTCAAAGTTTATTAACAATTAATAATAATACTTTATTATCTCCACCACAACAATACATCATTAAAATGACGGGATATCTCCCGTACATATATGCAACTTCGGCAGATTTAACAATTCTATCCTCAAGTGGTACAACAGGTGGGTATAATGATTTATTTATTTCGGGTTACACTTGCTCACCTAGTGGATATCAACATGTTGATACATCTAGCTCAAGTTTATGGTTAAAATGGGATAGTGCAGGAGCGTCTCCGGTAGATTATGTTTGGTCGGGAATAACATATGAAATATATAGTGTTAGTTTACCATTAACAGGCTCAACTAGTACAACGGGATTAGATACATCGTCGTTACCTGAAGGTTGTAAGGGTTATAATACCGTTTATGATGAAAACATTTCAACAGGGACATATTGTGCAGCCAATGTAAATGTTTCATATAGTGCACTAACAGTTACCACCGGTGATGTATGTTTAGGGTCAGATATTCCCGTTGGTCAAATTTTAAATGATACTGGTAATGGTGCGAATGCATGTAATTCATGTCAAAAAAGTTTAGTCACAAAAAGTGGATTTTCTGAATTTAGATTTGGTATATTCACTATTATACCTGCAGCTGGAAATACACAAACAAATTGGACTAAGAATTTTAGTGCAATTGGTGAATATGCTAGAAGAAAAATAGTAGGTAAATTATTTTGTGAGGGTATTAGTAATTATTCATTTGTAGATAATTGGTTGACGGGTTCTTTATATATGTTTCCATTTAAAGCAAAAGTTAGATGGGACAATGAACCAGGATTAGATTTAAATTATAGAGGAACAAAATACTGTGAAAACCTTTTACATTTTAAAGTTCAGGAAGAATCAACAAAAACGGCAGTTAAAAGATTCTATTATAGGTCAACCAAATTTAATGGTTCAAACTTTTCTATAACTAAAAATACAAATGATGAAATTACAACATTAGGACACCCAACAACAGTTGTTGATTTGGGTCCGAGAGATGAATTTATAAAAGAAATTTGTGTTGACCCATCATTAGACCCTAACTGTTCTGTTGTTAGAAGTGTTGGAGCAACATCATTTCAAAGTT